CTTGCTGATAATTGTTTTTCTTCGTCAAACTCTTGTGTTGCTTCTATCTCAATAAGATCATCAAAGTTTTTTCTGCCTTCTGTTTTTTTAATTACTTCTAGAATAACATCTTTCATTCCTTGTTTACCAAGGTTACCAATTACACCCCATTTCATTTGTGCAACAACACCAGCTACACTTGATAGGTTTGGTTCTTTACCACCTCTAAATTGTTGTCCATCTCTAAAATGTCTTGCCGCCCACGATTCTCGTTCTTTAATCCAATCTAATACTGCAGGTGTTTCTACACCATCTCTAGCTTTAGCCCATAAATTAAATGCTTCGTTACCTCTAATATTACCACCTGCTCTCCATACTTTTGGATTATCGTTCTTAACATTTTGTGCAAAGTTAAAATCAAATTGTGGTCTTTCACTATTTCTTAAACTAATTTTTTTATTATCACCTCTTTTTGGAAAATTTGTTATTTCTTGTTTTTCTTCTGACATATCTGCATTTTCTAAATCACCCTCAACTTTTGGTTCTTCTGGTATATCTTCATCAACATCTGGTTGTGATTCATCACCAGCTACATTTAAAGGCATTAAAGTTGCAGGTACTAATAAACTATCACCACCCTCTATTGGTTCGTAACCAAGTTGTTCTCTAGCTTCGTTTCTAGTCAAGATACCATTTTGTACACCTTGCGTTACAGACTCAAAAACTCTAGTTCTTTGTTCTGCCATTGCTGGTATAGAGTCAATGTCATATCTTAATTCTAGATCATCACCAAACTTAGGCACTAACCATTCATTCATATCTGATTGTATTCTATCTAATAAAGGAATAATTGTTTCGTTGTATAATGCTAATTTAGCTTCTGCAAAGTTAGAGTAAGTTTGAGCATCTGGAATACCTATTAGCTGACTTGGTACACCAAAAATTAATGCTATATCTTTTGCAGACATATTTTTTAATTGTATAAAATCCATATCTTTTGGACTTAAACCCATTTCTTTCCAATCAAAGTCGCCCTCTAATAACATTGGCTTACCAGCATTACCTGTTCCACTAAATCTTTGTGTTAAGTCATTCATTAATTGATTTCTTTGTAAATCTGATAATTGTATCTGTGCTCCTGTTGGGTCTTTTGGTTTAAATATAACAGCACCACTTGGTCTTGCACCATTTTGTAATAAATTAACATTGTGTTTATTTGCTAAGTTATGTTGGTCAATATCTGTTGCCGCAGATTGTATTGGAGATAAACCATAGTAATCGTCCATTGGATTAAATAGTTTTATATGTTTTACTTTTGATTTACCTGTAGCTTGGTCTACATCATAACTTTCTATTACTTGTCCACCTACTAAATAATTATATGCTTCTGGTATTGCTCTTGATGAACCTTTTATTCTAATTCTATCAGGTCTAAGTGTATAAAGTTCTATTGGTGGTGTATTTTCAGCACCACTTTCTAAAATATAACTATTACCTGATATTAATAAATATGAATATAAACTTGTAAAAAATTCTACTTGTCCTTGTACTGGATTTGGATTGTATAATAAATCTAATAATGGGTGTTCTTCTACCATCTGATCGCCTCTGTAAAGTTCTATTGCAACTCTACTTGCATTATTAGAAATTAAATCAATACATTTTTTTACAATAGCATTTTCTGAATAACCCTCTGTAGCTAATTGATCGTATCTTGTTTTTTGTTGATAATCTACACCAAGACTATTGTAATAAACAACTGGTGCTTCCTTAACTTCTTTTTTAATCTCTTGTGGTTTTACAAAAATATTTTTTATATTATCAAAAATTGCCATTAACTTATTCTCCAATATGCTTTTCCTGTGCTAGCAGATAAATCTGTCAAAGCCCACACTAAAGCATCTAATCTGTCAGGAGAACCACTAAAACTGACAGGATTATAATTACACATTTGATCTTCCAAAAAAGGAAGCGGTTTCTCATGTTTAACTCGTTTTTGTTCATATAAAGCACTCACTGGTTCTGCTCGCAAATATTTGCCTTTAGTTGCTCTTACACTTCTATACGAAACATTCATATCTATTGTTCTTACAACTTTTTCTACTAAATCGCCACCATTATTTACTTCGGCTATTATTTTATCAGCTTCATACTTGTAATAATTTTCAACAGCTACTCTTGCCCATGCGTCTGGAGAATAACGACCTGATAAATCTTCTCTTATATAAAATTTATTATCTTCACCTCTAGAAGCTACGACAATACCAGTTTCGTTTGATTGTTTAGATTGTGTTACTGCTGGGTCAATAGCTATTACTGTTCTTGGATATTCTTTAGGTTTTTCGCCATCTTTTAGTAATGCTTCTTGTATCATTTTTCTATTCCATAAAGCACCCTCAACATCTTCTAAAACTTCTGCGTATAATTCTTGTCTACCTAATCTAGTACCCTCGTATTTTTCTTTTAGCTTTGATATTGCTGAGTCAGCTAGGTTTTTAACATTATCAAATGTACTTCCTCTGGTAATATGAATATCTTTTGCATTTAATAAACCTTTTAATAAATCTGTTGGTTTTGGTGTAGTAGTAATAATACATTGTGGTTTATCACCTAAACGCAAACCAAATAATAATTGGTCATAAGTTTCAGGGTCTCTCCAGCTACCAAGTTCATCACACCAAGCCCTATGAAATTGTGGTCCTCTTAATCTATCTGGTTGTTCAGCAGAGAAAGTTTTATAAATAGTACCATTTTTTAATTTAAGTTCACCAATAGACCTATTCCAGTTGTCAATTAAATCAGGATCAATACAAGATAATAAACCTGATACACCCTCTACACATGTATCTCTAGCATCTCCAAATGTTGGCGTAACTATGGCAATTCTTGTATTTGGCTTAGTTAGTCCATAAAACGCAATATCCTGTGCGCCAGTTCTAGTTTTACCCCACCCTCTTCCAGCTAATACTAACCAAGTGTTCCAATTACCTTTCGGTGTTCTCTGGTTTTCTCTTGCTGTCTTGAACCAATTCAGATGGTTTAGTAATATTTTTTGGTTCGGTAAACTTAATCTCGTCAAATACTCTTCTGATTTCAATAAGTTGTTTTGGTTCGTCAAAGAGTTTATCTCCGTCTTTTCCTGTAAGTTCAACATGATTTGTTTCTTTCCAACCTGCCTGTGTTTTTAGCCAAAATATCTGTGCTGTTACATTACCCTCTCTGGCTAGTTTAAACAAAGATTGTGATATTACTGCATTTGCTTTGGCTTTGCTAGTATCTAATTCATCTCTGTAATGTTTTCTTAATGTGGGTTCTGATATTTTAAGTATTTTAGATACCAATTTTTGTGGTACTCCAGCTATGGTTAATGCTTCTACATTTTTAGCATCTTCATCAGTTTTTTTATATTCTGGTCTACCAGCATTATTTTCCATAGTTCTTTTTTTATATACGAAAAAAATTAATTAACCAATCAAAATAAGGGTTTTTAATAGTTTTTAAGGGTAAATATTAGTCTTTTTAACGAAAAAAATAGATGTTCTACTAATGTTCTAAAATAAGGCGCTATTTTAAAGGGTATTTGTGCTAATAAAAATTAATAAAAAATAATAAAAACTATTTACATATTGCGATAATTGTATATAATTTTAGCATGATAACAAAAAAAGGAGAAACAATGTACACAAAAAAAGAAACAATAACACTAGTATTTGTTTTTTTATTTTTATTGCTTGTTTTAACAAACAAAGGAGTAATATGAAAAAAGACGAGTACATAAATAAAGTTGCTAATGATCTAATCAAAGCAATGAAAACTGCTGGTACAGATTTTATGTTACCTTGGATAAAAACAGGTATGCCTAAAAATCTTGGCAGAATTAAATCTAAAGACCCTTACTATTATGGTATTAATAATTTGGTTCTTTGGATAGAACAAGACAAACAAAAATACTCATCTAATATTTGGGGTACTCTTAAACAGATCACTGATGCTGGTGGTAGAGTAAACAAGGAAGAGATGAGAAAAGGTACACAAGTCGTTCTTTGGAAACCTACTACTTATGAAGATAAGTACAAAGTAAATCATGGTGGTAATAAGATTGGTGACAAAAGAATTGTAAATTCAGTAATGATGCGATTTTTTTGGGTTTATAATTTAGACCAAACCAACCTTAAAAACCAAGAGGAGAAGCTAGAAGGTGCTAAAGAGAAAACAGATGTTGAAACTTATGTAAAAAATACAGATGTATCAATACAATATGGTGGAGACAGATGTTTTTATGTACCAAGTAAAGACTATATCCAAATGGTAGAAAAAGGTAAATTCAAGAAAACTGCTGATAGTAATGCTACACAAAATTACTATTCAACACTTTTACATGAATTAACTCACTGGACTGGTCATGAGTCAAGACTAAAAAGAGATATGACAAGTTCATTTGGAACAGATGGATATGCTTTTGAAGAGTTAGTTGCAGAAATGGGTGCCGCTATGCAGTGTTGTATTCTTGGTATTACTAGCAAACCAAAAAAAGAATCAGCACAATATCTAAATAGCTGGATCAAGAATATTGAAAAAGACCCTAAAGCAATATTCAAAGCTGTTGGAAAAGCTGGTAGTGCTGTTAAATACATAGAAAGTCTACAATAAAAAAGACAAAATTAAGCCACAATCTGTAATGGGTTGTGGCTTTTTTTTTATTCTGTTATAAAGTTTCACATGAAATATAAACCCTTACCCTTTTATTTGACTATAAAAGACTCAAAAATACATGGATTAGGATTGTTTGCTTTAGTAAAAATTGACAAGAATCATACAATAGGTATGACACACTTACAAGTAGAAAATGATTTAATTAGAACACCCTTAGGTGGTTTTATAAATCATTCAGAAGAACCAAATTTAGTTAAAAAAGAATTTAATAATAGGTGGTTTATAAAAACTACAAGAGAGATAGAAAAAGGCGAAGAATTAACATTGAAATACGATTGGTATTCAGTTAATTAATGTTATGGATAATGTAAAGCTAGAAGATGTTTTACCAAAAACCGAAGATGTTACTTTAACAGATGTAAGTTTGTTAAAATCACACCCTGAAAATTATAAGAAACACCCACAAGACCAATTAGAACATATATCAAAATCTATACAAGAAAATGGTATTTATAGAAATATTGTTATAAGTAACGATAATTTTATTTTAGCAGGGCATGGAGTATTTGAAGCATGTAAAAGACTTGGTTTTGTTAAAGTACCAACATTAAAAATTAATATTAGTTCATCTGATCCAAGAGCAATAAAACTTCTTATATCAGATAACGAAATAAGCCATTTAGCCGAAATAGATCAAATAAAATTATCAGATATGCTTAAAAGTATAAATGATAATAATACTTTATTAGGTACTGGTTATGATGATATGATGCTTAGTAATTTATTATTTACCACAAGACCTGAAAGTGAAATTAAAGACTTTGATGCCGCCGCAGAATGGGTTGGTATGCCAGATTATGAACCAAGTACATTACCAAAAAAAATTATTGTTTCTTTTAAAAATGACCAAGATAGAGAAGCATTTGGTAAAATTTTAAATATTCCATTAACAGAAAAAACAAAGTCTGTTTGGTACCCACATAAAGAGCAAGACGATACAAAAAATGTGGAATTTACTGATGAATAAGTCTAAATACCCTATTTATGTAATATCTAAAAATAGAGTAGATGTTTGTTATACTGCAAAATTTTTAATCAAAGATGATATGGATTTTAAATTAGTAGTAGAACCGCAAGAAGCACAAAAATATAAAAGCAAATTTGGTGAAAACAGAGTTTTAATTTTACCTTTTTCTAATTTAGGTAAAGGTTCAATACCAGCTAGAAATTGGTGTTGGGAACACGCAAAAAAAAATGGCCATTTTAGACATTGGATATTAGATGACAATATTCATTTTATTTATAGAACATACAAAGGTAAGAGAATTAGATGTAAATCATTACCAGCTTTTAAATGTGTTGAAGATTTTACAGACAGATATGAAAATGTGGCAATAAGTGGTTTAAATTATTCTATGTTTGTGGCAGGTGGAAACCCTGCTTTTTATTTAAACACTCATGTATATTCTTTTTTACTTATAAGAAATGATTTACCTTTTAGATGGAGAGGTAGATATAATGAAGATACAGATTTATGTTTACAAGTTCTTTCTGCTAAGTGGTGTACATTAGCTTTTAATGCTTTTTGCCAAAATAAACAAACTACTGGTACAATGAAAGGCGGTAATGCTGATGAATTATATAAAGGTCACGGAAGATTATATATGGCAAATGCTTTGAAAAGAATGTGGCCAGGTGTTGTAGATATTACTAGAAAATATAAAAGACCACAACATGTTATTGCACATAGTTGGCGAAAGTTTGATCACCCTTTAATAAAGAAAAAAGACCTTAATATTTCATCTGATAAAAATGAATATGGCTTAAATCTAAAGGCAAAAGATAAAATAAAAAGCCCTGACTTACAAAAAATATACGATACTTGGCATAATTAATTTACTTTTTCTATTTTAGCACCTGCTTTAAATTTATGTTTTTGATACCTATTACCCTTATCATCTATATATTCAAGCATATTACCAAACTCTCCATGCCTTTTTAAAATAATACCATTATAAGTTTCAGGCGGTATTTTTATTTCTTTGGGTTTATTATTCACTTCATCTTCAAATCTGCGTTGGCTTAACCATGTTGCAACATGCGCTACAAATTGTTTATCCTTAACTTCGGCGCTATATCTGTTAAATGCTTCGGCGATTTCTTCTGGAGATTGACCCTCGCACTCTTTAAGAAATTTTTGTTGCGCTAATTTCTTTGACCCTTTTTTTATTCTTATTAAATCCCAAAATTTATTAAAATCGTCAATATATATATTATTAGGTCTAGGTCTAGGTATAGGGGTTAGCGATTTGTTATTAACAGAACCATAACGAATTTCCATACCTAGCTTACCAGCTTCTGATTTTTTCTTATATTTATCTGTTAAATATTTATGTTCTTGTACTAATCTTTTATGTAACCAGTAAGTAGTTTCTCCAGATATTCCATTTTTTTGAAAAAATTCTACTAAAACTTCATCTACTTTTCTTTTACATTTTTGATCAATACATTGACATATTCTATAAGCTGAATCATTAGTAAACATTTTTGCATTTTTAGTCCAAGCAAAACATATCAATCTAATATAAATTCCTATTTTTTCATTTGTTAAATGTACAGTTTCAGCACTAAAAGTATCTGTAAATAATTGTAATGCGTGAAATTTATCTACCACCTTATCCATATATCCACCTTTTGTTATATTTTTGTTATTAGTAATATTTGGCTAATATCTTATT